AATTTAACGCTACTTTTACCCATGCTCTCCCCCTTTCACAATTTTTTGTTTCTGTCAAGGGGTTGACACAATGAAATATATGTGAACGTATTTGTAGGTATTGACAGGTACAGTAATTTATGCTAAGGCTTTTGTTTCGATTTCTATTGACATTAGAATTAAAATTTTGATATAATTATTTTTTATATGAGGTTATCTAATGAAAAATCTATTAATTTTCTGTCGTGAATTTAGAACTGAAATTTTACGTTTAACATTGCAGGACGTTGAAAATATTGCTCTAACTCCTGTTAAAACATTATCAGCTTTTGAGAATGGTAGAAGCACTAACATTAATCATTTAAATCTATATTACCTACTTTGTAAGACTAAGGAACAACGAGCATTATTCATTAAGGGTTTTGACAAAGCAATGGACTTAGATCGCTTAGAGGGGAATAAATAATGGACTTTCTTAAAGGGATGGTTTTTATGGCTTTAGTATTTACTTTTGTTTTAGTAGGTTTAAAATCATGTGATTCTGAAATAGAGCGAAATGAGATAAAACAACTTCAATGGATTGAAGATGTTAATAACGGCAGACCTTATACAAATTATGGGGAATAATCATGGGTAAAAGTAGCGTTAAATTTTCACCTGAATTTATGAAAGGTTATATTTCTAAAGAAAATGTGAAAGAAGTTAAAGCAGAGATGTCTAAACTATCTTCTATGGCTAACAAGCGAATAGAGCGACTGGAACAGGCAGGCTTAGAAACTTCACCTGCATATAAAAAATGGATTGAAGATGGTGCGGTTAAATTTGGTGTACGTGGTAAAACACACAATCAATTACAAGCGGAACTATCTCGACTTAAATCATTTATTAATTCAGAAACTTCAACAATTAGAGGGGTGAATAACACTCTTAAAACTATGGCTCAAAATACGGGCATATCATATAAAAACCTTACAGACTTGAGACAAAAAGCAGATAAGTTTTTCGAGCTTTCTTCTAAAGTTGAACAATACTTGCGTAATGTAGACGATATTGCTAGTGCTATCGGATACCAAAAAATTTGGGAAGCTATTAATCAATACACTAAAACAGAGCAGATTGAACTAAATGCGTCTGAAAATAACATTGACGACTTAGTTGCTAATGTAACCGATCTTTTAAAAGCTACAAATAGTCAACCTTTTAATGGATACTCAAACGCACCTGATGGATGGTGGTTCGACTAAGATGCAACATTATACCCATTTAACGCCCGATATATTGGAAGCCCTAGAAATACAAGAAATAGGAACTAATAAAAAAGTTACTTATTTAAATATTCCTTGCGCTTTCGATATTGAAACAACTTCTATGATTATTAACGGTGAAAAGTTTGCATTCTCCTATATATGGCAGTTTGGTATAGGCTTAAATAATGTCTATTACGGGCGTACTTGGGGAGAATTACAAGATTTTTTATATAACCTTAAAGAATGGTTAGGAATAGGAGCAAATAAGCGTTTAGTAATGTATGTTCATAATTTGGGGTATGAGTTCCAATTTATGCGTAAATATTTTGATTGGATTAATATTTTTGCAGTTGATGAACGGAAGCCTGTTAAAGCACTATGCGATTTAGGCATAGAATTTCGGGACAGCTATATTCTTTCAGGATATTCACTTGCCAATACAGCAAAGAATTTAACTAAACATAATATTAAGAAAATGGTGGGGGATTTAGATTACTCATTAATACGGAATACTTTAACACCATTAACGGAACAGGAATTGAAATATTGTGAAAATGATATTTTAGTTATTTTAGCTTATATTGATGAACAAATATATCAATACACGGATATTACTAAAATACCTTTGACCAATACTGGACGGGTTAGGAATTATGTTCGTAATAATTGCTATTATGATAATACCAATCATAAGAAAACAAATAAGGGTAAATATAATCGTTATCGTAAAATTATGGGTGATTTAACAATAGATCGTAAATCATACTTTCAATTAAAGACAGCTTTTATGGGGGGATTCACACACTCAAATCCATATTATACAAATATTACACTTGATAATGTAGGGTCAATAGATTTAACGTCTAGCTATCCGTCTGTAATGTGTGCTGAAAAATATCCTATGAGCCGTGCAAAGGAATTACAACCTAAATCATATTCTGAATTAAAAGAGTTAATGAGTACATATTGCATTGTTTTAGACGTTAAATACATAGGGCTTAAAAATACTTTAGGATATGAATCATATATTTCTGAAAGTAAATGTAGAAATTTAAAAGGTGCTAACATTAATAACGGCNGGGTGTGGGATGCTGATTCATTAGAAATGACATTAACAGACGTGGATATTAATATTATCGAAAAAGTTTATTCATGGGATAAAATAGCATTTCAAAATGTTAGAGGTTTTATGAAAGCATATTTACCTAAATCAATTATTGAATCTATTTTAAACCTATATCAAGATAAAACAACCTTAAAAGGGGTACAAGGTAAAGAGGTTGAATATTTACTTTCTAAAGGAATGTTAAATAGTGTTTATGGTATGTGTGTAACTGATATTATTAAAGATAATGCTATTTATAATGATGATGATAATTGGAACTTTGAAAAGGTTGATATTGACGAGGAAATAGAAAAGTATAACGGAAGTCGTAATAGGTTTTTATATTATGCTTGGGGTATTTGGGTAACCGCCTACGCTAGACGTAATTTATGGACGGGTATTTTAGCAGTTGGAGAGGACTATATTTATTCAGATACAGATAGTATTAAAGCATTAAACTATGATAAACATTTACCTTATGTTAATGCCTATAATAAAAACGTATTACAAAAGTTAGAGAATATGTGTAATGAGATGAAATTCGATATTGAATTATTAACCCCTAAAACTGTTAAGGGAGTTCCTAAACCTTTAGGTATATGGGAATTTGAGGGTAATTATGACCGCTTTAAAACATTAGGAGCTAAACGTTATTTAGTTCAAGAGGGTGAAGAATATAGTTTAACAGTTGCAGGTTTATCTAAAGCTAACGGCATGGAATATATTAAATCGGAATGTAATAATGATAGCGACGCTATTTTTAATATGTTTAACGATGAACTATATATTCCTAGTGACAAAACGGGTAAAATGACACATACATATATTGATAATGAATTAAGTTATAATGTAACCGACTATTTAGGTAATACCTGCAATGAACATTCATTATCAGGTGTTCATTTAGGGGCTTGTGATTTTACCTTATCAATATCTAAGCAGTATTTAAAATTCTTAGCTAATTTAACAGACGGCTACATATACAAAGGAGTTAAACACGTATGAGCAAGTATTATTCTCTTAATGCTATCAATCGTAAAAATGCAACCTATAACGTAATTTTTGGGGAGCGTTCAAACGGTAAAACCTATGCAACATTAAAACAAGGTGTTATTGACTATCTTAAAAATGGGGGTCAAATGGCATACGTTAGACGGTGGAAAGAAGATATTACGGGCAGACGGGCATCACGCCTGTTTTCTGCTTTATGTGATAATGGGGAGATTGAGAAACTTTCTAAAGGTGAATTTAAAGGAGTTCATTATTGGGCGGGTAAATGGTACTTATGTAATTATGATGAAACAGGAAAGGCTATATATTCAGACTTTGATATTATTTGCTTTTCATTTGCACTTTCTGACGGTGAACATGATAAATCAACTTCATTCCCTAAAATTACTACGGTTATTTTTGATGAATTTCTAACTAATAAGATTTATTTAAATGATGAATTTGTATTATTTATGAATACTATCTCTACAATTGTGCGTAAAAGAGATGATGTTAAAATATATATGTTAGGTAATACAGTAAATAAGTATTGCCCTTATTTTGGTGAAATGGGCTTAGAACATATACAGAAACAAAAACAGGGTAGTATTGATGTTTATAAATATGGTGAAAGTAAATTAACTGTTGCAGTTGAATATTGTGCAAGCGTTCAAGATAAAAATAGCCCTACCGTTAATAAATATTTTGCATTTAATAATCCCAAGTTAGAAATGATTACGGGTGGAGCTTGGGAACTTTCTATATACCCTCATTTACCATATAAATATAAGCCTATGGATGTTATACTAACTTATTATATAGAGTTTAACGATAATGTTTATGCTTGCGAGATTATAGAACTAGGAGATTTAGCATTTACTTATATTCACGCTAAAACAACCCCAATTAAAAATCCTGATAATCAGTTAATATATACGCTAGAATTTAACCCAAAACCAAACTATAATAGAAACTTATTCAATCCAATGAATAAACTTCAATCTCGTATATTATGGTTTTTTAAACATGATAAAGTGTTTTATCAAAACAATAATATAGGGGATGCAATTAGTAACTATATAAAAACTTGTAAAAGGTTATAGCATGGAATTTAATCTTAGCTCTATAGTGGAACTTATAAACGGTGTGGGATTTCCCAT